CCACACAACATTACCTTCAGCGTCTCGCGCCTCGACAACAACATCTGCATCTGCGGTTCTGACGTTGCTATACCCGAGCGCTATCTGCAAAGACTCGTTGCTTGCTTCGGCGTTAGCAACAGCCTCTACTACATCGTGATGTCTTGAAAGAATAGTCCCGCGACCAGGAATAAACCGTGTGTAAAACGTCTCGCCTTCAATTTCTACCTGCTTAACGCTATCAGGAGATGCGTCATACTCTGGCTTGTTACCAGCTACCCACAGACTATTACGCTCTGTGCCTGGATCTAACAGCGACCTTATCTGTGCGTTCGTATGGGCCTTGGGTTCTTGGGCCGTGGTGCCATCGCCGGTTACACCATACTGCTGCTGTTCAAACTGAGAACCTACCTGTTGCTCGCGAGCACGCTCTATAAACTCGCCAGCTTTTCCAATAACGCCACCAGAAAGTTCTAATGCACCTGTCGCGGTTCGACCCGCTCCAGCCATTGCTCCACCGCCGATAGCACCCGCGAAAAAGGACTCGCCCAAGCGCATAAGGGCGTCTTCTTTGGCATAAGTTGGGTCTGCTTCCATGACGCTAGCAACTTGCAAACCTTCCTGTATACCTTCTGTTATGGATTCGCCAACTGTGCCTCGTCCTGTTGCTTTGGCGATTTCTTTCCCTAGCCCCCACAACAGAGAACCAGAACCCCCGACGGCTCGCTCTTTAGCTACCCTCCCCAAGCCATCAAAAATGGCGTTCTGAATAATGCGTTCACCAGTAACACCAAGCGCGGCTTGGGGTGCTGCCACTGTCAATGCACGCAACGCGGCCTGTTGAGGAGACAACCCCTCTACATCTAAGTTCTCTCCGAAGTTAGCGCCTGCCTGCAGGGTAAACTCTTCGCCCAACTGACCAGCAACAGCCGCTCGTGTTGGTGTTATTGCGCGTGCTGTTTTGCCAAGAGTAGTGCGGCGGGCTAAACGATAAGCAAGCTCTGCTAAGTCTTGTTCGCTTCGAGTCGCCTCTTTTTTTATGCTGCGTTCTATAGAGTCTCTTATGACTTTTTTTGCTACTTGACGGCTAGCAACGGTTAGTGCTCCTTTGCCAATCATCCCTACGGCTGCTGTTGCACCACCTGTACCAATCGTAGTCAGTGCATAAGGCGCTAACTGACCAGAGGTCTTGAAAATCTGATTGGCTAAACCACCTAGTGTAGGGTTATCTATAAACTCTTCGAAGTTCTCAAGACCTGACATCGACTCCGCGATTCTTCCCTCGCGATCCCGTGCAGTTTGGATGTTAATTGCTGCAGCTTCATCGTCGCCTACGAGCGTATTTACAATTCCTTTGAAGTAATCGGTATCAGTACGAATCCCTGCAAGACCCGCGTCTAAGCCGCGCTCAAAAGTTTCCCCAAGGCTACCGGGGGTAACCGCAGTATCATCTGGACGCTGGAATATTGAACTGGGGTCAACAGGCCGACGAGTTGCTGTGCGCCTGTATAAACTTTGTACGGGGTTAGGGTTAGGGTTAGGGTTAGGGTTAGGGTTGGGGCCAGCTGCCTTAACATCGGTAGGATCGACACGGATTCTTTCTTCTTGAGGTAGTGCCGCTGGCTGCGGTTTAGACCTGACTGCTGTAGGTGCTACGTCTGCCCGCGCATATAGATCTTGTATAGGATCTGGTGTTACACCTGCCGTATCGTAAGTAGCGTCTTCTTGAGACATAGACGCCACAAGATCTTCCGCACTACCAGCTGGATTATAAGTAGGCGCACCTTTTACTCTAGTGGGATACGCACCTACTAAACCAGGAGTTCCCGGCGCACCGGCTCTTCGTTCAGGTTGCGGTTGTGATTGCGGTTGTGGTTGTGACTGAGCCGAGGCATATACAGAACTACCAAGCTTAAAATAATCATTACCTGACACCCCATTAGCGTCAGTTTTGTTTAAATCACTAGCGCCCGTTGCCCCCAAAAGGTGAGCCGCTGCTAAAAACCCGAAAGTATCTTCGGGGGGTGTATTTGAGTTAACTGTGCCTCTTCTTTTTAAGTGGACGAGATTAGCATCCAAATTCTCTTGGAACACTTTATCTTGTAAAGTCGTATTTTTTAAAAACGCATCTAAATTGTCAGCGCCGTTTTTTCCCGTCCAGTTGGCGGGGTCATTCATCGCTGCTTTATTACCCAGCTTTGAACTTCTTGGTTTTAAATACCCTAAGTCTTCTAATGCTGCAGCACCGAACTGGTAACCTCCCGCATAACCAAGTCTGTTAACAGCGCTGTAATCACCAGACGACTCCCGTTGGAGCATGGCCTTTTGAAGGGCTGAATAATTCACTTTAGTCTCTAGAAGTCGCTGACGCTAAGTTTCTGTTTTTATCTGCTAAAGAACCTGGCCCTTCTTTAATCTCGTTTACAACATAAGTATACCCAGACGCGCCGAATAGATTTTTTATTACCGAGGCTGGGATAGTTTCCTCGACTTGCAACTGACTCGCAGGGTTTATCACTTTGAAGGTTTTAGGTTTACCACTCCCATCAACCTTATCAACTGCTAACCTATTCAAGAAAATGTCACTGCTACCAATATGGTCAATTTCTCCGTCAGGCATTAAATTCGCAAACAGTGGGCCAAACTCTTCGCTTTCTGCCAGCGCCTGAAATCCAAGGCTTACCATCGAGTTAAGTGCTTGCTGCATTTGCGGCTCTGCAGCTGTACCTATGCTTTTTCGGTAATCTTGGTAAGTTCTTGTAAATGCACCATGCGCCCCAGCATATTCTTTATAAAAGCGAGCTTTATCAAACTTTATAGTGTCATTGATATTTCCTTTTGGCGTCCCATCATCTGAACCATAAACGGCAAACTTCGCCTGCTGAAAGCTTTCAGCGAGACGCTTGCCATAAACTTCGCCTACACCCCAATCGTGTTTTTCAACCGCAAGGAAATGTTGTTCCAGTTCAAGGGCCGCTTTCGGTCGAGTGACTTCTTCATAGAGTCTTACAGCTTGCTCAAACCTCTCTTTGTCCAGACCAAGTCTCATCCACGACGTGAGAGCATTTTGCCTATTAACTTCTAATGTCTGTAAATCAAGACGCGACGCATCTATTCTGCCGCTAGTCCTAAGATTGTGTAGTTCTTTTCTAATGCTTTCTCTAGCAGTATTGTCTGGAGCTATGGTCATTAACCATGTGTAGGCTGCTATCTGCGCTTTTGGGGGTAACTTCACAGGAATATCTGCAGGAGACTCAATGCCAGCTTCCTTAAGTACCGCTGCCAAATTTGCCTCATCTTGCGGGGTAGCCTGCAATTCACCAGAAGTAGCTTTTTGTTCAATTTCTTCAGGGGATAACTCATCAATGCCAGCAAAAATGCCTGTTTCTAATGCTTGCGCTGCTTTCTTAACCTCCGCTGACTGGTTTTGTATATCCGAGAGTCCACCCGCTTCAGTACCCAGAAGTGCAGCTCTTTGCGCTTTTAACTCCTCTACTCTCTTGAGCTTTTGGTCCCTTATTCGATTTTGTCTCCCCCCCGTTTTTGACGCAGAAATGCTTATACTTGCTTCTGCCTTTTCAATATCCGCATCTAAAGCAGCTACTTCAGCCTCTGGGTCTGGTGCCTTTTCATTTCTCTTCCAGAGAGGGGTGCCGCTAGGCGCTTGACCCGTAGCCTCTGGGGTAGCTCCCGTTTGAGGTTGAGAAGCGTCAACGCTGCCGCGCTGTAATGCAGCTTGGAGAATGTCTGGTACTTCTATACCCATCGTCTCTGCTTGGTCGATGAGCATTCCTAGTTTCTCGGTATCAGTCTCCGCACTCGCTAAAATACTTCTAAAACTGCGAGACATCCTTGCATCTTTTTCCCCCGTCTCAGGGTCTACAGACGCACGGTCAACTTCGCCTTGGACTTGAGTCTGTAAAGTAGCCGTCGCGGTGTCTGTGTTTACTTCTTCTACTGCACGGATTTCTGCCTCTTCTTGAGACACACCCTGAGCTACATAGTTCGCTACTTTGTATTGAACAACCCAACTTGATTTGCCTCCCTCACTTGCGCCTCGAATATTCGTCGTATACTCGCCGTCTATTAAGCCAACCACCATTTCCGGTGGTAGTGCTGCTATCTGTGAGTCGTCACCAATACCACCGTCTTCAGTGAGCACACCCTTTTGACCTTTTTTCGGGCCGCTTGTATAAGTCCCACTAATCGCTAACGAGCCGTCTTTTCTAACAATACGATCATATTTAAAACCTTCCGGTAGGTGTGGATCTCTGTTGAAGGTGTCTAGTATTAGGAAGTCATTTTCCCGCCCCCCAGCTATGACATTGCGAAGCGAGTTTTCTCTATTTAATCTAGTCGGATCGTCAGGAGTTATCCAAGCTGTTTGCTCATCCCCCGCTACAGCATTTCCTATCCAAGTGTCATTAGACTCCCTAGTAAAGTCTATCTGCTTTTTCTGGTTGTCTAGGCCTATCCCAACGTTCGCAAGCTCTTGAGCCTTTAATGCTCCAGGCTGCAGCGCTACTGCGCGCTTATTAGCCTCCACATTTAAATCAGTCTGCGTTTTATTCAGATTATAGTTATCTTGTTGCAAACTATAATTTTGATCGTACTGCCGTACCTGCTCGTCAAGCTTATCGCGCGCCAACTGATGCGCTCGTTGTTGCTGACCATACCCAAGCCCTTGGGTTAGCCCACTAACCAAGCCTGATCCGAAATTACCTGTATTAAAGTTATCGAAGGCCATAGTCCTACCCTGTTAAATCATGAACGCTAGCATCGCCAAACTGCCTATCGTGCTAAACGTTTGGGCTTTAGATGCTGCTTTCGCTTGTGTGTATTGGTTTTCGCGGGCGGTAGCATCCGCTGCTGCAGAACCCATTTGGCTCAAAGAGCTACGATTTACGCCTTGCCCAATATTAATAAGGTCTGACATAAGACGGGTGTTTTGCTCTTTCTGAGCAATACGAGCGTCGTTCATTGACTGAATACCACCGAGCGTTGTTGCCCGAGCTAGCCCTCTACCTTGCTGTTGAATCTGGGCTGGCGTTAAAGCCGCTCCATACCGCGATATGTTTCGCTGGTTTACGCCTGCTGATAAAGCACCCGCTGCTCCTATATCCTCGCGCGCTTGGTCAACAAGAGTTGTGTCACTTTGTGCCTTATCTATTAGCTCTTCTTCAAAACCTCGGTAATCTTTAACGTAGTCCAAGTAATCCGCGCGCGTCATTTCCGCAAAGGCTTTATCAGGGTCACTTACATTAGGCAGCCCAGTCCCACCACCAGAAGCAGCTGCTGCTGAGCCACCATATTGTGCTGCTATCCCCTCATACATTAGCCGTACCATCCTTTTTGGCTCATAAAGCCAAACTTCTCGCCTTCTTTGTTAACAGGGCTAAAGAACTTGCCTTGTACCGCATTGCCGTCTGCATCCTTACCTGATGTCTGCATATTTCCAAAGCCCTTAGCAAGCGCAGCACCTGCCACTTGACCAACCGCCTTAAACTTCGCGTTTGATACCTCATTTTTTGCTTGAGCGCGTGCCAGTGCATCAGACGTTGCCAGCCGTGACGCTTGCGCCATGCCAGTTTGTGCATCAGACACCTGTTGACGGGCAGTACCTAAAACGTTCGTGCCCATTTGATTTTGTATGCCTAAGCCAGAGTTGCCTGCTATTCCAAGCTGGCCTGTCAAAGCGTTCGCTACATCCCCGCCACTATTTTGCCCACGGACAGTTTGCTGGGCGTTTTGCCCAGAGAGCGCCTGCATTGTGTCTGCATTTGCACGGCCTCGAAGCTGCTGTGTTGGGTCGTCACTACGAGATTGGTCACGCATCTTAATTAACAGTGGGCCATACTTTTGTTTAAAATATTTGTGTTCGGCCATTGCTACAGCAGCAGATGCTTGTTCTCCTGCGGAGGCTTTTGCTTTTTTTGGCTTGCTGCCCATTATATTTCTCTCGTGTAAACAACGGTTTCTTTCGTCCAACCTTGGCTAAGTAGATAAGGCTCTAGTACACTTACTACTGTCCTCACTTCAATCTTTTTGTAACCTAAGTCTCTCGCTACTTGTTCAAAAAACGGGTAGTACTTTATGACGCAACTTTGGCCGCGCTCTTTGGCCCATGCGAGCCAGATAAAAAAAGTCTTATCCCCTGTAAACTCATCTACCTCCGCAGTGGTAATAACAAAACCTTCTGGAGCCATCCAAAAATGCGCTTGCCCGTTAACACAACTGGCGTAAACATCTTCGGGCGTACATGTCAGTTGAGGGTTCTCAACGACAATCTCTTCCAGACCCATTTTTGCCCAATCCCAATGGTCGCGGATCGAAGCGTAGATAGGATCACCCCCTTTCTCGTCCGTACCGATTACGTCTTCCTGATCCAGACCTGCCGACCCCTCCATAAACCACTCTCCTAGCTACGCCTTCATTAGCGTGTCTTGCTCTGCGCTCAGCGTTAACAACGGCTTCTCCGAAGAGATTTCCGTAGAGCTGTGCGCCTTGTAAATCAGACCATGCTTTTCCAGGCATCCTAAGAAGCCTGAATAAAGTGCCATTGACTACAGCATCGCGGTACTCGTCCATAATCTGTTCGTCACAGGTAGTCGACGAGTGGGACGGCTTGAGCTGTGCTCTAATTATGGTGCTGGAAACTGTAGTTGCGTTGGGTACTGGGACTAGCCAGAAAACGCTTTTAGACTGCTGCACGTAATACTCTGGATCACCCGCGTATCCAGTATCACGCCACTTAGGTTTACGCTGCTCTAGCAGAGTGGTAGATATTGGCTCTAAGTCTGAGCCTTCGTAAGTTGCCCACATGACTTTATGGACAATAGTTCCACTCGGAGCCTCTAGGTCATATTCGTAAATGTTAGCTACCGTTGTCACCGGATCTAGCTCAGTTTGGTACGCTCCCGTCCGTTCACAGAAATCGATAGCCGCTGACCTGATCGTGTTTTCGACCAGTGTGTCAGGGCAACCATCAACCATCGGCAAAATCTCAGGAAGAAGCGTCTCGTAAGCAACCGCCATTTTTTATGCCCCCCTCGGCCCGCTGGAGTCCGCATTCGGATTACTTATTGTGTCAATTTGAGCTTTGCCTGTTACAGACGCCGTAAATAACTGGAAGTGCGTCCCGGCACGTTGCGCATTACCCGCAAACTCTGCGTCTTTCATATAGGCCATGTACAACACGTAGTTCATAATGGCGTTAGCAAAGATATCGGGGATAGAAAGATTACCGGACTGAGCAACAGTCGCGGGGTTAGATGAATAGACAATTTCAAGATAAGCGTTGCCTGCAATACCAGGGTAGACATAATAGTTTCTCGGGTTTGTCTCGTCGTAAACGAAATGCTTGACGACGGTAGTATGAGCAGCTCCGCCCGTGGCTGCTGGGTCGTGCCAATCAGGTGTTTGAGCGTCTATGACAGTACGGTCTACTAGGCGCACTGCTCGTTTCCCCGTACCACTACTTGCGGCTGACATATTACGAACAACATTTAACAGCCGATTACCAGCTGCAGGAATCGACTGTTTGGTGCCAGTAACCAGAGTTACTGTCGTATTTGTTGCGGTTGCATCAGGTTTTTGCAGCGCAATCTCACGCTGCGCGTCATTGACCCACAGCACTAACTCAGCAACTACCGGCCATCGCACCCCCGTCGTGTCCTGCAGTATGACTTGTGTTCTATCTATTATACTTTGGACGGTTACTGTCATGCGTTACCTACGAATTAAGAACCGCTTCCCACGCTGCATCACGCGTGTCTGAATCAATTGATTCACCCATTGCTTTGTTTACAGCCGCAGCTTTTGGAGAGCCATCAGCTTTAAAATTATCGGGTTTGCCCTCATCCATCATTTTTTCAAGGGCTTGAACAAGGTCGTCGTTAGGCTCTTCGGCCACCACTACAACGACTTCTTCGGGCAAGTCTTCAACTACACTCGCCGGTTTTCTGACTTCTTTTGCGCCCATCTGAATCGCCACTAAGCCGATCTCATCTGAAACAGTTATTGGAACGCCTGCTTCAAAGACAATTGCTCCACCACTTAAAGTCGTCACTCGTAATGACTTTGTACTTACGATCTTCATGATTAATACCCTTTAGGTAGGGAAAAAAGAACCCCCTCCGAAGAGGGGGAGAGAGCTTTACTGCGCGGTATCGAGACAGATAACACCGAAATCCTGTACAGACCCTGAGATATCAGAGTTGTACTTAGGCTTTCGCATACCGAAGATCTTACCGACGGATATACCAGACTGGTTACCATAATCGAAAGTATCTTCGACCATATCAGGCAGTCCAATGTCAGCCAGAGCCAGAGCCTGCGCACCACAGAACAGAGCACGCGCTCCATCTACGTCTGCAGCAGCACCCCATTTGTAACCGGCTGCGCCGACGTTAGCGGAAGTTCCCGCTGTAGCGCCAGAAGTGTTGAACACATGGCGAAACTCGTGGATCATTATGCCGTCAACCATTAGGCTGGAAGAACCACTAAACAAGCTGTTTGCAGCACCCCGTACACCCGCGTTACGAACGTTAGCCAGGAAGCTTGTATCAAGCTTCAGATCAGCCATTTGCTGGGGAGTAACAAACAAGTGGTACGTTTCCTGGTTACCAGCACCGCGAATACCACGAATGTAGTTATCTTTCGCGTATGCTTTCAGGTTAACGATAGTCTCGTAGCTGATCTTGTCAGCAGCAACCATTGCGTTAGTGGCTCCAGCAACAAGCCCGGACGTTGCGTCCCACCGACGATGACGATCAGCTGTAGGAGCAGACACATCGGAGGCGTAGGCAAGGTCAACGAGTTCTTGACCGTTTACTGCACCGCCAACAACAGTACGCAGTGCGCCGTTGTTTTTGAATGTGTAAGCAACACCCGCCAGAGTCAAGAACGCAAGCTGGTCACAACGGTCAGCCATTGCGTAAGCAAGTGCGTCACGAGACTGCTCGCGAAAATTAACTACTGTCTTCTGATCGGCCATACGGCCAGCGATTCGGTTTGCGAATCTCAGCTGATCTAGCTCGATGGTGATGTCATACGCGCGCAAGGCTTCTTCATTGCCTTCCAGCGTGTAATCACCAGTGATACCGTCTCCGGTCATATCGGCAAGCAACGTGATGTTTGCCTTGGTGCCTTTTTGGTTTTTAGTTAGCTCAGTAACCCGCTGAACCATAGCGTTTGAGCCGGTTCCAGCAAATTGGTTAATGAACGATTGGTTGCGGGCTACCTTCCAGAAGTCCCTGCTCCAAGCTTGGAGTTGGTCACCCGTCAAGGTGCCGAAGTTCGTTAAAGCCATGATGGCCTCCAATAATAGACAAATTTTGTGCAGCACACGCTGCTCTATTAGCCGACTTTTGGAGCGGCTAATCCGTTTACCCCGTATCGTAGGGCGACGAACTAGCGCGGATTAACGAGGGGCGACCTCGACAGGTTTTACGCCTTGTGCAGGCGAGGTACGTTTTTTACGCCTACGAGGCGATCACATATCGTAGTGATGGACGTATGAATTATATTAGTTCAGGTATTATCCTAATGCAACAACTTTCGTTGCCGAACATTTAGTGTGCACTCAATGTTCTACCGGATACTCTTTTACCCCCTGTAGTACTTTTTCTACTATAAGATCGTTTTTTCGATCCATTTCGAAGAAAAGAAGCTGGTTTAAGAAAGCCATATCGCACTGTTCGCCTCTCCACCCCCTCTTAGAACACCTACATAACTCTTTGTTGGAGAGTGGCAGCCCCAGTGGGTAAGGCTTCGCAGGAAACCTAATTTCTTCCCACCCACAGTTTATTACGAACCATTCGTCCCTTGACGCTACACTACTGGGTAGCGCTATGGCCGCTGCAATTATTGAGCGGCTCACGACCCGTGTACTCCATGTTGTAGCCCTAGAGAATATCACCGCGCAGTCGTTTCAACGTGGCTTCTGGCAAAGCGGCAAACTCTTCTTCTGTCATTGTTGCAAGATCTACCCCCTTCTCACCATGCATTGAACTGCTCTCCCCAGGCAATTCGGGGGGCTGTGCTTCTGCAGCTTTCAGCTTCTTGTTCACTTGTGCGCGTTTCTTTGCGACCTCATCGACACTTTTTTGCGCTTTGCCAGCCAAACTTGGCGCACTTTCTTGCACTTGATCCAAATCGTGATCTTTCACGACAAAGTTCACTGCTTTTGACAACGCATCTACAGCTTCGAAGCCTTGTACGATGAAAGCGTCCCTTAGCTCGACAACCTCATTGGTATAGCCCTCGTTAAATTCTTCAGCATTACTATTAAACACCGGATAGGTTTCTTCCATCACATTCGCGGCCTGCTGCAACGCATTCATCTGCCGGTCTTTAGTAACAGTCTGCGTCATTTCTTGGCGCATCTCGTACTCAAGCGTGGCTCGCTCAGCTTTACGAATCTCCCTTCGCAGACCGACAGCTTTATCTGTCTCACCATCCAGCACCATATTCTGGTACTCAACTTCTTTTTCGTCAAAGTCGTATTCTTCGGGAGCGTCTTCGGGCTTTACATTAGCTGCATTAAGATCATCTAGCTGCTTCTGGAGGGCTTTTTGCTTCGCCAAGACTTCATCAAGACGCGCTTTTGGCACCATTGTCTTTTTAGCTGGTTTTTCCTTGGCTTCAGGCTCTTCTAATTCCGCAGCTTCTTTTAGCGGGGGTTCGTCATCAACCACGTCTTCTTCTGCGGGTTCTTCTTCTGCGGGTTCTTCTTCTGCGGGTTCTTCCTCAACTTCCGCTTCTTGAGTAGTACCCTCTTCATCAACCGTGTCTTCATCAACCTCTGTTGTCTCCTCTTCTATGTCAGGAAAACTCAAATCAAGCTGCGGTGAACCGTCGTCCTCGGGGGCATCAGCTCCCGGCATTACTGGGAATTCAAGGGCTTTTTCTTCGTCTGGCATAGCTTCTTTCTTACTCATTTAAGAACTCCTGTTCTTGTTTTGGTTGGGGAATACTGTTTTTTGCTTGCTGCATAGCTGTAGTTGCAATCTTGGTAGCTGCACTAGTCTCGCTTTGGCCTTGTCGAATCTCATTAGTTGCAGATGAAAGCTCTCTGCGGAGCTCCAGCTGTTCCTGATTCATCTGAAGCTTAGCCTGCAGCTCTGCAACGCGGATCTGAGGATCAACTTCACTCATACCTTGAGCTTTCGCCATATTAAGCGCGGCTTCGGATTGAATCTTCTGAACTTCAGCCTCAAGCTTCGCAATCTCAAGCTGCAGCTCCATCATCGCAACTTGCTGCTGCTGCGCCATCTGTTCTTGCGCTTCTGGGGTTGGTGGCTCAACACCCGCCATAGTGCGAATACGCTTGGCTAGCTCACCTTTTCTGGCTAAGTGGCTGTACTCAATAATGGCGTCATCTGGGACCGCTACGCCTGCTTGCCGCAGGTTAAGCGCCTCTGCAAACTGCACTTCATCGAAGCTGTCGCGCGCTGGAGCAGTAGAAACAATGACGTCATACTCACCTAGCGTAAGGTTGTTAATAATTAAACCCTCGGGGGTCATTGCGTTGATTAGCATCTCTTCACGAGGCTTTAGCGGATCATCTTCATTAGTTACTTGTACAACTCGCTGCTCAGTGTAAAAAGTCTGGACGAGGTTGAGCACCTTCTCAGCTAAGTAGTGCCGTGCTTTACGCAGGTTGTCCAATGGCACCTGAATCATCACCGCGCCACGATTCTGTTTAGCCTGGATTGCGATACCCGATACTTCAGCACTATCTGTGCCAAGCATTGAGTCAGTAACCCCCGATATAGTCTGGACGTTTGCCATAGCTTTCTGCGCGATACGATCAAGACCTGTAGGTATTTGATTAGCCGTAATCTTCATTGGCGGGGTAGTCCCGCGAGCGTATTCAAGCACCAGTCCTGTCTCAGCGCCGTGTTCTTCTAGGTCATCAGCTGTCATACCAATCAGCGAGCCGCTCTCAACCATCCAGCCGCTATTAGCGGTGGTATTAACAATATGCAGTTCTTGGCTAGCAATTTTATTGAGCTGTTCTTGCGGAGAAAGGAGGTTTCGAACAACCCCAAAAGGTTTGCCCCTGCGGAAGTAGCAGAAAAATGGCACAATTGTAAAATCGTTGTAAGGCGACCAACCGTCATGTAAAACAACTTTGTCGCAAGTAACTGTCCAGCGAACCTTTCGGATCATCTTGCTTATTAGCGTAAGGTTGTACTGCTTAGCAAACTTCTTGCACTTAGCTTCTTTCCAAGCCTCGGGGCACTGTCGTTGGTCACCCGTATCAGGATCAACGAAAAAATCAGCCCGTGAAAACTTCTTGTATTGACGCTCGACAACACGGAGTGACTTTACATTCCGATATTCGTCATCGCCCGGAACTCCCGGCCCAAAATGATCGTCGCCGTTCTCAGTCTCCCCAAAACGGGACTCTTGGTACTCAACAGAGTCAGGGCCAAAGCTCATGCCGTTTTCTGCTACGAACAACAAACGCTCTGCTTTCTTTTTACCGTACAACTCTTCGATCTCATCCAATGTCATCCACTTTGTTTCGAAGACCTCGTTCCACGTCTTAGGGTCAGCATCTTTAGCGTCTGGATCGATGAGGACATCGAGGGGGTCTTTCGCTGTAATTCTAACTTCGCCCTCGACGTGATCACTAAAATCCATACGGACATCAAAGTACCCGCGCCCGTCCATGATCAGGCCGTCAGAGAACACCTGCTGTTCCACCCAGTCGAGCTTGTTACTGTCTGCGATCTGCATGTACAGCTTGGTGAGAGTGTTCGCGACTTCTTGGTCACCACCACGACGCGGCTTGAACTGGATATCTGCACGGCGTGTGGACTGCTCACCTAGAATCGTATTAACAGTGGGTAGTATGGTATTAATCGTCAGGGCTGGGCGACCTTCGGCTTCTAATACAGACTCGTCGTCCGCGTCCCACTGCTGGCCTTGGTAGTACTCGTCGCATTTCTGCGCCATGTGGACGTATTCGAGATGCCCGTTGTCGCGTGCGCGCTCGTATCGCGCCCACTGGGTACGGGTGATCTCTTCTTCTTTGTCGGGGGCGATCTTTTTATCTTTCATGTCATGCGCTCATTGCTGATTTGGACCGGTCACTTTTTAGTAGTGCCGGTAATCTGTCTCGCCAACTGGGAATATGTTCAATTCTTTCAACAAACGTCGAAAACTCAGTCATCATCAAGCCAATCCAGCTCAATGCGTCTACCTGGTCGTCATGCACGCCGTTTGGAAACCGCAGCAGCTCTGCAACCAAGGGGCCAGTAAAATGTTCTTCTTTTGGCAGGAACACCATGCCCTGCTGCATCCGACCCTGAATTGCTCTAGCACGCGCCTCTTTATCTCTACGGCCAGTTTTAAGATCTTTGAAGTACGCCTCGTACAACCCGCGCTCACGGACCCGCTTCTCTAGGAATGGCCCAAGGGCCATCTCGATGTGGCCTTTCTCAATACCAATTATGTTGGGCTTCCATATTTCATAAAGATCCAGTATCCGCTCTACAATTTCAAAACCATCAAACCGCCCGCGCACCATGTCAACCACGTACAGCTGATCCTGCTCGTCAACGCCAACAACAATACCTACCGTATAGTCATTGCGGTCGTTTTTACCAATTGCTAAGTCCCACGCGCAATAGAACTTCATGCGGTCATGGTCAATGTCGTCACGGTCGTAGTAATTAATCATGTCGCGGGTGAAGTAATCACCATCATCTGCGACAGGGTTCTGCTGATACAGCGCCGACCAATCGCGTGGGCCAACGGCTTTTTCAATTCTGGCTAGAGCCGACTCATCGTATCGCTCAGCATGGAGCGCCTCACCGGCTTTTCTGAACTCTTCATCGACTTCGGCTCGTGCGGGGTAGTTAACAACCTCCCACTGCTCTCCGTTATCAGCGGCTGCTTTAAGAAGCCGTCCTGCAAGGTCGTCATCGTGCCAGCGAGTAAGAATGACAAGAACGCCGCCACCGGGGGCAAGCCGCGTATAAGCCGTCGAGGTGTACCAATCCCATGTGCTTTCGCGTGCGTTTGAAGACTCAGCGTCATCCCGGTTCTTTACCGGGTCGTCAATAACGAGTACATGTGCGCCTTTACCTGTAATACCACCACCGACACCTGCTGCCACATAGCCGCCGCCCGTTGTTGTAAGCCAAGCTTCTGCGCTCTGGCTCTGAGGGTCGAGACGAGTTTTGAAGGCTGACTTGTAGCCGTCTTCACGTAAAAGGCCACGGACTTTTCGACTGAAAGCCATCGCAAGCGAACCCGAATAGCTGCACGAGATGAACTCATGGTTTGGGTTTCTACCCAGATGCCAAGCTGGGAATGCCACTGACGCAAGTGTACTTTTACCGTGTCGGGGCGGCATGAAGAGCATAAGTCTTGGACTCTTTTTTTCAGCAACATCTCTGGAGAACTCCTCTAGTCTTTGACAAATATCTTTGTGTACCCAGCCCGCTTGGTAGTCAGGGTTAAACCGCTCAACAAACGGCAACAGCCGCTTCCGCGTCAAGAACCGCATCGCTAATTCAGCCCGCGCCTTCTCTTCAACCGTGTCCTGTCTTGGCTCTTCTGGTTGAGCGCTGGCAGGAAGCGGTGCTTGCTCCGCAATATCGGCTTTGCAGTAGACGCATACGTGATCCAGGCCCGCGTACAACGTTTCAGGATGCAGGTTCTTACACCTGATGCACTCGATCTTGGCGGCTTCAATAGAAGTCACGAATGAACCTCGTGCCACGGGTCACCCCGCTCATACCCACTGATTTTGACCCATTTGTAGCCTGCTTGGTGCCTAGCAATAACCCATTTTCTGCGGTTGTCCAGAATCCATCCCTCGACTTCTAAAACGAGATGGTATCCGCCCGTCTCTGTTTGACAAAAGACCAGTCGATTAGGAATCGACACCTTGTGGCACTGATGCCTACAGGCCAGCGCGAAGCCGTCGCAGTCGTCTTTGAATGTGCCTTTCTGGGCCTCATCCAGTGATTCAAGTTCGCCTGAGGAAACCCAGTGCTCAGGGACACCTCGTTGCTCAATATCAGATGTGTAATTAAATCGCCATTGCACATAGTCACTGATCGCCTGAAGGTCAGCCTTGTCAACAGTCAACGCCGCGCTCCCTACCCTCAATGCAGCCTAGCGGCGGGGCAACCTCTGGCCCAGTCTCAAACGGCGTTGGCACAGTCTCGCAGCCACACAACATCAGCAGTGTGAAAAGCACCCTCACATCTCCACCGCCATACCCAGCTCAACAAGCGTCTCGTTCAAATTCACACCATCTGCAAAAAGTTCGCCCAACAGCCGCCCATATTTACCGGTTTTGTCTTTGTGCGTGCGAACCAGCACCTCATCCGCCCCATCTAGCTGATCGCGGAGCCAGTCTCGCGCTTCAAGGCCCTTTACTTTCGTTTCGGGGTCCACGCCCCGCAGTTCTGGCGTATCAATACCGTACAATCTGACCCTCTCTTTGTAGCGAATTGTATTTAAGCCAAGGTCAATATCCACGGTGCATGTATCGCCGTCATAAACGGAGTGGACCTTTGCCACCTTATACGTGTAGAGCATTATCGCCCCTCAGTGCTTTGACGTAGTTGATCATTGAGTGATCATTGACCCAATTACCCTTGGTATTACGCTTCCCAAGTGGCAACAACTCGCTTGGACTCCCCATAAAAGGCGGGAGGCTTGTCGCAAAGTCGTTCTGGAAGCGATACTGGCTGATTGGGCGGGTCAATACCTTCAATCTACCCACTCTCGGCGCACCAAACGTCACGATCTGGTCAATTTTCTCGCCATCACCCGTTTCCCGTTGGATTAGTGCAGCCGTTATCAAGGCGCAAGCCCCACCTAACGAATGGCCTGTCAACGTTACCGACGCTAGGTCGTTATCTGCTAGGTGATCGAGTACCACGTAGCCCAATCTACGGCTCGCCTTTAAGAAACCAGCGGGGCAGAGTCCCAAACTGGGACTCCATAGCGGGAAAATTCGCATATCGCGAAACACGTCCCTCGGCTGTCTGATGTTGGTGCCCGCAAAAGCAACCGTCTTCTTGTCCTCGCTAAAAAGAACTTCTATGCCCGCCGACTCGGCATGCCACTCTTTATAGACACGCGCTGATAGCAACGCACAGTCGAGATGGCTACTCGGCATCAGGCGCTTCTACAGTTGCCATCTTCCTCGTGGCATTAATACAAAAAAGGTTCGTGCCTAGCGCAGTGACACAGTAGTCGATTTGACCCGGAGCACCCGCTGCAATGGTTTTGGGGTTCGCGGGCATTGAACCACAGCCCACCAGCACCAAAAAGACCGCTAACGTCGCGCTTAGTGTTTTCATTAGTATGCCCTTGACCGTCTTGGTTTCCGTGCCCCCACTCTAGGCTTTGGTTTTGGTTTTGGTTTTGGTTTTGGCTTACGTGGCTGTTTGTTTGCTTTAATTAAAGCCATAACTAATCTCCTTTAGGTTCTAAGTAGTCGATGTCTTTACCCGCGATCTTCAACAGGTCTTCGTCGGTCATCCGTTCAAGCTGCTTGGTGCCGTTAATGTTGATGTTTACCTGCGGAACGCTTTCCGCTGTCGCCAAACCGTGCAGCTTGACCAGAGAATCGGTGGTGTTCTTCATTTCGGTCGCGTTAGCGCTGGAGTTGTACGCTTCCATATACATCATGTGTGCGTGCTTATTGGTGTACTTCACCTCTTCACGCATCTCCTGACGGAAATATTCAATCGCTTTCTGAACCGCCTCGACTTTTGCCGCTTGATAAGCGGTTGAGGGACTCGCGTACCCCGCTCCACGGCCCGCAGCCGCGACTGTCATTCCCGAAGCAATGAGCGAGACGAGTTTTTCTTGCTGCATCGTAAGTTCGCCGCGTGATAAGCCCATGTAGGGCATATGCGACTGAAATTCTGTGTGTTCGCTGACAGGATCAGTGAACGATGTTTGCTCCGACGCTGGGAGGTTCTCCATAATATTCTAGACTGTTATTAAAATGCACAAAAATGGGGATGCCTTTAGTAGTCGCCTTAGATAACTCAAAAACATAGTTTTCTGCGTAACCAACGTCGCAACCCGCGCCAATGATAATTTCAACGCATTTGTCATAGTCATAAACAAGCACTTCCTCACCATTAGCCATAGCTGACCCAATGAGTGCCCCGTCTAAGCCGCCCACGGCTAAAAGTTGGATATCTTCTGCCAAGGATTAATATTAGCGTGGGTATTATCTAATCGCAAGTGAAATCGTTGATTGTCTTGACCCACCAATAGAACATATCTTCAGATAATGTGTGCTTCATGAGGTTCACTCGATGACAAACAAGCTGGGTATTTTGGGGGATGTACCCGCGCGTATTAACGATACGGTCAATGCTTACGTTCCACTCCTTTGTCCCAGACCCGTCTTTATGGTGCGTTAGGAATACTCCGCTAATCGCGCACCGCCCACCCTGCTTCTCCCACATTTCTAGGAGGTCATCGAGCGTGATCTGCCATTCCAACTGCCGGGTCTTTTTGTTAGTGGATCTGCTCTGGTTGAATAGGTTGTTGAGGTAACTATGGTACGTGTTCGAGATCCGCGCTTCTTTATTCTGCTGCTTACAAACAGCACATATGTTGCTCGGTTTGACAAAAGCGGCTAGCGGCAGGACTTTGTGGCACGAGGTGCATTCTTTGGTTCCTTTCATCCGCGAATATTAGCACTGTATTATTTTTTATAAAAATTTTTAAATAAAAAAGATTTCAGTTCCTGGTCTATATCCCTCATCGACTATCTCCCCCCCTGCCCTAACAGCGGACCCAAACCCCGGATCGCGGATCTGGAACCTTGTCCACGGATATCGCCATGGAACCTTGTCCCGAAAACCAAAGTCAAAGGCACGCACTCCGCGTACCGCGTCGCGCGTCGGGGTGATTCTTGAAGCGGGTGACTGATTCACTCGCATACAGGAGCACTATCATGAGCATTGCAATCCCAAAGGAAGTAGCAGCTGGCAAGACCGATCCATCCACCATCTATGCACGCATCACGAACAAGAACGTGTACCGCCTCAACGGGAACTGTGATCCCGCCAAGGTGCCGAGCCTCATCGCTGACATCAAGGCAGCTGGCAAGATCCACCTGAAGAACTGGACCAAGGTCGAGAAGCGCGCGATAACACCTGGCATACCCGACGACGAGAAAGGCATGACCGACGCAGATCTGCGCGCCGCGTCTCTATCATCTCCACTTGATCACTATCACCTCGCTATGCGCAAGCCGCTGATGGGGGCAGACCCAGTCGCACCGCGCTTCCGCATCCTTGACCAGTTCAAAGCCAAGTGTGATGCGCTTGACAACAAAGGCGATCACTGGGCGCTGGAAGCTCTGCACACCACAAAGGAACGCAAAGCTTCTAAGTATAAAGCCGCCCTCGCTGCCTTCGACAAGCAAGGCGTTGTTAACGAAGAATGGTTCGAAGAGCGCGACCGCATACAACGTGTCTTGGACGTTGTCGAGGCCGAGCGCGACTACGCCATCTCGTTGATGCCTTGTCAAGACGACGATGCCGACAGTGCATGGGAGGCGAACTCGTGAGCTGCTTTGGCCAGTTCACTATCATGTGTGATGCGCTTGCTGGCGATTGGGACGCGCTGGAAGCTCTGTACCTCGCGAAGGCGCGCAAAGCCGACGCGCTGGAAGCTCTGTACGTCAAGCAAGGTGCTATGAACGTCGAGTGGATCAAAGCTGCCTTGGACGCTGTCGTGGCCGAGCGTAGATACGTCGGAGATATGCTCGACGCCCCCTACAAAGGCTGGGAGGAGAACTCGTTGCTGCCTTATCGGAAGCTGCGGCTTCTAGCTGTAGAAGACGATTCCGACAAAGACTGGGAGGATGACGCATGAGGTATTCAACACCACGTACCAGACGACCACGTATCGGCTCCGAGAAACATCGCGCCGAGTTCATGGTTCTCTATCATCGTTACCTCCGCATGGGGTTCGATGAGCGCGAAGCACGGTTCAAGGCCCACGAACATCAAACATTGCGGCTCTAATGACCACGATTCGCGCTCCACGGTCAACACCCGTGCTCACTGGGCAAACTGGTACACATTGGTCTGTGTACCAGTTTCAAAACTGAACTTGGTACACACTTTTACGTTAACTATCATAGACTTAGAGCGTTGTGTACCATGTGTACCATGTGTACCACCTTTTTTAGCATCTCCAAATAGGATGTTAACTAATTCTAATATCGTCCAAAATTGAATTTGACTGATATAAAGTTGGTACACATGGTACACAATCGCTACAGCCCACGTTCTTACTGGTCTGTAGCGATTTTCAAAGTTGGTACACACCCCCTAATGTGTACCAACTTTGGCCAATGTGTACCATGTTAGTAACCGCTAACCACGGATATCGACCCATAAACAGCCCAACTCGTACCTCGTTGCGCGTCGGGTTACTTAATAAGTGAGGGAATGATTCCTTCACTATCATTAAAGGATTTGCATTATGAACACCGTGTTAAATGTATGGCATGGGACTAATGAAAACGCTTGGCTTAGCAACCTCGCGCACCGAGAGTTCGAAGATGAAAATGGACGCCTGTACCGGTCCGTAGAACATGCTTACCAATCTTGGAAGAGCGGTTCCTTCGACCAAGTTACTTACTCTAAGCCTTGGAGAGACGGAAGTAAGTTCGTAGGCCGTAGAGCGCGAACCGTGGACAACTGGAACATTAAGCTAATGGGACGGCTGATACTCCGTTCACTATCACAGAATGCTTGGTTCCGAGAAACGCTTCAAGATCTCCCGCACGACGTAGAGTTTAGCCATACCCAGGACCGAGGTATCTGGAAGGAAGAATTCCCGCGACTGCTGCGTATAGCAAAACTAACTGCAGATGCCCTATCTATCACCAATCCGTAGGAGGATTTATGAACAACCAGCATAAAGCACTGAAGTACGTTTTAGATGATGTCTTTGCGGCGGGCGGCGGTAGTGAGCCACAAATCGTGAGCCTTACTACAGACGCTTCACTCATAGTCACAGTTGTCACTATGGAAACTTCGGATACTGCGATGCATTCAAAAGGCACCGTAATAAAAGCCGTCTATGATTTTATGGGTCGTAACTTCAACGACGTACATTATCGTGACGAACTCATGCGAACAGGTTACGGAAAGGTAAGAGTTATTTAACTATCACCAATAATCCGC